AAGAATTAGTTTAGCACAAACAGAATTACAACTTGCAATGTCAAATCCGCAAATGCACAACTTGTATGAAGCATTTCACGCAATGTATTCAGCAATTGGTGTAAAAAATATTGATAAAATACTTCCACCACCTCAACAACCGCAACCAATGGACCCCGCAAGTGAAAATATTCTTGCAATGAGTGGAAAACCGTTCCAAGCTTTTAAAGGACAAGACCATCAAGCACATATTACAACCCATTTAAACTTCATGGCGACTAATATTGCTAGAAATAGTCCTCCTGTAATGGCCGCATTAGAAAAAAACATTTTTGAACACATTTCTTTAATGGCACAAGAGCAATTAGAAGTAGAATTTAGAGAAGAAATTGCAAAATTAATGCAAATGCAACAAGCAATGCAACAAAACCCAATGA